TAATACCCTTTATATAAAGAACAAATAATACAGTAGTATATAGAATAATGTATTTACTAATGCTATATGTTTAGTCTGTTATTACTATTTTTCTTTCTTTTTAGACACTACCACACTATTAGGTGGTGTACTCTCCTACAAAAACACACTCAAAAACAACATTTACAACCATTACAATATGTTAAAATATTGCATTATTCATAATTGGGTCAAAAAATATACGGCATATTGACAAAACCAATTATGATATTCGCAATGAAACCTCTCAAAAGCTAAGAATGTATCAATATTTGATTAAAAAGTGTAAATCCACAAGAACGTGTTGCAGATTTACACCTATATATATATACATCATTAGGACCTTTTAAAAAGCCCACCCAATTGTTCTCTGAACCCACCCTTATATACGAAATAACAACACCCTTTTCAGGGTGTTATTATAGTATCAGTTAGTTTCCGAAAGCAATAGTATCTTCCCAAACCAATTGTCTTGGCGCTTTAACTCTCTCTTTGGCCTGTTTAATCAACTCTTTGGTTACTGTAGAGCCTAAGCCTGTTCCTTCAGCCTCAACTCCTACTACTCTCCGATTGACTGTTTCCATTTTGTCTGTCTCGGTGTTCAATCGTGTTCTCGTAGTTTCCCAAATCACTCCCGTTAGCAAGATTTCTGTTAATTTGGCCTCAACCTCTTTGGTCGTATCGCAAGCCAAAATCTCTCTACTAATAATGCCTGAAGCACTATAGACTACTCTATCTCCGTCCTTGTCTATCAGCGCAAGAGCTAATCCTTTCTCGCTGTCTCGACTGATGTTTCTTGCGGAAGCGATTTCTAATCTTCCTCCCTCACCGATGAAATCAATTACGTTAGCAAATTTCACTAACTTAGATTCTTTCTGTTGTTTGGCCAAAGCCTCTTTGAATAAACTCATGATGTATTGATTTAATTATTAATGTTCATTTTTGTGGCGGGACTATCCCAACCACGTAATTCGTAATAGGGGTTTTTGCTTAGAGTCTACTACTCTCTCATCTATAAAAAGGTGGGGGTACTTTTAAAATTTTAATTATTTTTTATTATATTTGTAACTAATTTAGTTATTTATGGAAACCAATAAAGTTATTTTACAGAGATTAAAGAAAAGCTTTCCCACGGAAATAGAGAAAGCAGAAATGTATTTTGGTATTATATCTTCCGTTAATGCCTTGGGTTTATCTACTAGGGAAATTCAGCTGGTTGCTTTTACTGCGGTTAAAGGGAATATTTCTAATGGTAATGCTAGGGAGGAGTTTTGCAGGATATATGATACTAGTATTCCCACTATTAATAATATTATATCAAAGCTTAAGAGGTTATCTATTTTTGTAAAAGAAAATAAGAAGATTAAGGTTAATCAGAAGTTGGCTTTGGATTTTAAGAAGGAGATTGTTTTACAGTTTAATATGGAGTAATATGGCACTTTCAGTTAAGGATATAATTATTGCAAAGATTTCCTCGGAGGATTCTTTTAATAATAGGTTTGTAGTTCAGAGGGTTATTGATCATCAGTTTACGGAAGCTAATGAGGCTCTTAATCATAATCATGAGGTTGAGATTTCTGGATTTGGTAAATTTATTTTTAAAGAACAACGGGCTGTAAAGCTTTTGCCTAATTTGCAAAGAACTGTAGTGGAGTATAATAAGAAGTTAAAGGATCCTGAGTTAGATCATAAGGAAAGGATTAATCTTAATAAGAGGATAGTTACTATTAATGGGGTTATAAAGTATTTAATCAATAAATTGGAAAATAAATGAGTTTATCAGAAATGTTGGAAGGTTGGAAAAATAACCTTTTGCCAAAGGAGGAAATGAAAACGCTTATTGAAGCGGTTCACTCTGAAAGAATAGCAATCTGTGAGGCATGTGAATTTCATTCTAAGAATCATTTGTCTATAAGACCAGATGTACATTGTACGAATTGTGGGTGTACGCTGGCTGCTAAGACACGGTGTTTATCTTGTAGTTGTCCAATAAATAAATGGGAAAAAAAATGAGTGTAAAAGCAGTTGCAGTAAAGGTTCCGCTACGGGGCTTGATAGCTTCTCTAAAAGAAATGGAGAAGAGAGGGTTGTTTTTTGTGGATGTTCATGTTCATGAGGATACAGATAAGGATGAAGACAGTTTGTTTATTATTGGAAGAGATGAGTACTTAGTAGATGATGAAGATGATAGAGCTGAAACAAATTTTGAAGATTTAATATAAACTTTAAAAATAATAAAAATGGAAAATAATTTAACCACAGAAAATGATTGTATTGGTATACAAACTTTTTTAGATGAAACTGTTGATGAGTGGGAGATCATAAAAAATCAATATGATCTTGTATTTAAAGATAAGAAAAGGCTTCTTGTAATAAGAGAATTTATAGTACAACAATTGCATGAGGTAGATTCTGCTCTCACCACTGTAAACATTTCTATAAATAGACTTGATGATCGTTATAGTAAATATAAAGAGAATGCTTTAAATAACAAAGATTTTGAATAATGGCAGTAAAGAAAACTACATATACGGAAATTGAGTTGGAATGGGCTGAACAACAGTTGGCTTCTTGGAAACAATATGTTGATGCTAATCCTATGCATGAGTTAAAAGATAGGATTGAGTGGAAACCTACAGCTAAAGGTGGTTTACTTCCAATGGTGATTGCAAGCATTGAATCTCAAGGGAAGTTCATTCAGGAGACGATGAAGAATTATTTGGCTCTTTTGGAACAGGTAGAAAGGCTACGGGAAAAAGAAGAGACAAAAAAGGTAGCGGTTAGGGGTGATGTTCAGCTTGGTAGTATGGCTGATGAATTTCTTAAAGGAAGAAAATAATGAAATTACATAATATCACATTTAAGGATTGGTTTATAAACCAAAAGAGAGTTCCAACAGAGGATTCTGAAGAGTATAAAGCTTTTTATAATTTTCAAAGGGAACTATGTATGAATGGGGCAATGATGGATGGACAGTTTATAAACCCATTTTTAATGTGGCATTTAAACTTTTGGAATACTGAAGTTGACATTATAGATGATTATGGTAGAATTAATCAGAAGTATGCTAACCCTTTACTAAGAGATAATGAATGGTTAGTGACTAATGAGATTGATAGAGCTCATAAAGAAAAGAAAGGATTAGTTATTCTTGGGATAAGAAGGTTTGCTAAGTCAGTATTAGAAGCTAGTTATATTGGGCAGGGGGCTACGTTTGATGAGAACTCTCAGAATATTATTGCTGGGTTGAATGCTCCCGATATTAAGTTGATTACTGATAAGATTGACAAAGGATTAAACTTCTTACCTAAAGCTTGGAGATGGCAAAGGGTAGAGGATAACTGGAAACAACAAGTTACGTTAGGAATAAAAACCAAAGCAGGAGAACGTATTCCTTTTTCACAGATTTTAATTAGAAACTTAGATGAAGGGAATAATGAGGAAGCTATTGCAGGAACAAAACCACGTCGTCTTATTATTGATGAGATTGGTAAGGGTAATTTCTTAAGAGGATTACAAGCAGCTATTCCTGGTTTTACTACTCCTTTTGGATGGGGGTGTTCTCCAATCCTTACAGGTACAGGTGGGGATATGAAAAAGTTTATGGATGCTAAAGGGCTTATGTTTGATGTTGGTAACTTTAATTTCTTGGAATATAATAATGCCAATGATACTAAAAGAGTTCATGGTTTATTTATTAGCCATAAATTTAGAATGGAAGCTAAAGAAGAGAGTACTCTTGGGGCTTATTTAGATGCTCCTTTAGGGTCTTCTTTACATGAGGTTCCTATGTTAGTTTCTAATGAAGAATTAGCTACTAAAATTACAGATGAAAATCTTGAGAAATTAAGAAAAGCAGGGGATAGAATGGCTTATCTTAAAGAGAAGATGTATTATCCTAAAGAAGTAGATGATATATTTCTTAATGAAGACACAAATATCTTTGATATTGAGGCAGCTAAAAGACAGAAAGCAAAATTATTATTACAAGAAAGAGTTGGAGTACCTGTAATATTGTATGATGATGGTGAAGGAGTTAAACATAATTTTACTGATAAATTACCTTTAACTAATTTTCCTTTGAAGAACTCAGATATGAAAGATGCTCCAGTAGTTATATATGAATTTCCTATGGAGAATCCACCGTATGGATTATATACAGCAGGAGTTGACCCTTATAGACAGGGAAAAGCTTCTTACTCTACATCTTTAGGGTCTGTATACATATATAAAAGGATGCATGCCATTAATGGAGATAAATATCAAGATATGTTTGTTGCTAGTTATTGTGCTAGACCTGATGATAAGAAAACATGGGAAGAACAAGCAAGACTTTTAATTAAATTTTATAATGCTAGAGCTCTTTGTGAAAATGATGAGATTTCTTTTATAGATTATATGGTTAGTAAGGGGGATGCTCATTATTTAGAAAGACAGCCAGAATGGTTAAAAGAAATTGTACCAGGAACTACTGTAGCTAGAGAGTTTGGAATACATAGATCTGCTGAAAAAATTAGAAACTTTCTGCATGGTTGTTTAAAGAAATATACTGAAGACCCAATTTTTACTGAAAAAGATGAAACTGGTGCAATAATTTCTGAAATAAAAGGAATGGCAAAAATATTTGACCCTGTTCTTTTAGAAGAAATGATTCAGTATAATGAAGATGGTAACTTTGATAGAATTGTTGCCGCTGAGTTAGCTATAGCATTAGCTATGAAAATGGACCCAATTTATGGAAAAATTGGTAATGATGAAGATTCTAGGGTAAAATCTTTAGGAAATAAAAGAAAAAACCCGTTATTTGCAGAATCAAATAGAATGTTTAATAAACCTACTCGTAAACTGTTTTAACAATGGCTATTATTAGATACACCAAAGATGCTACAATACGTTATGCGTATTTAAACATATTTCCTGATCAGTTTAAAACACAGAAGGAAAAAGAAGATGAGAGCTATATTAAGAATACTATGGATTATTTTTCCAATAAAGCATATTCTGAGTATACTAAAAATAGAAATACCTTTACTAAAAATTATGATTTAGTTAAAGGTATATTACATCCAGAAGATTTTTATCTGGAGCCTACAGTAAAAAGTTTTACAGAGATTCTTAAACAAGATATTAATCTCCCAAAATATGTACAACAGTATTCTATTGTAACTGCTCCTCTTAATGCTTTAGTGGGAGAATGTACTAAAAGACCTGATTCATACTCTGTAAAAGCTTTTGATGATGATAGTCGTTCAGAAGAATTGTCTTATAAGACAGAAATACTACAAGACTATATTATAAGTGGAGCTAAACAAAAGATTTTAGTGAAAGCACAACAACAAGGTATTGAAATCCCTGAAGAAGAATTACAACAAAGAAGTTTAGAAAGTGTTAAAGAAGATTTAGATTCCTATACTTCAATAGCTGAAAAATGGACTAATCATGCTTTAACTTCTTGTAAGGCAGAGTTTAATACTAAAGAAAAGAGTGAAGAAGCATTTAGGGATTTGCTTATTAGTAATCATGAATACTTCCACATATATGAGGATAACTCTAAAACAGGATTTAATGTTAGAGTAGAAAATCCTAAAAATGTCTGGAAACTTACTACACCAGATAAAAAATATACTTCAGATCCTTCTGGAAGAAATCAAGGAGCATATGCTAGTGGTATTGTGGAAGTTATGGAACTTTCTGAAATTATAGAAACAGTACCAGAATTAACAAAAGAAGAAATAGACCATCTACGAACTTCATTACAAGATTATGGACTTATTAATGTTAGAGAATCTAACTTAGGTAATCCAAATGCTGCTGATGGGCAAGACTCTATATTATATGATACATATGATCCTTTAGTTCTACAACAAAGAATGTTGATAGAATCTGAAATGAAAGAGAATAATGATGGACTTAGAGATTTTCTTGGGTTAACATCTAATGTCTCTGCCTTTGGATATAAATATGTAGTAGTTACAGCATACTGGGCTTCCAAAAAGAAAATAGGAAAAGTCACTTATTTAGATGAGTTTGACCAACCACAAACTATGTTAGTAGATGAGAACTATAAAAGTGGTACCATACCAACACAAATTTCTTTAGAGTGGGGTTGGATTAATCAATGGTATAAAGGAAGAAAGATTGGACCAGATATTTATCATATGTCCCCTCTTAAATTACTAAATTATAATCCTATTATAGGACTTAACTATGATATTAAAAATACAGAGGGTAGGAGTTTCATTGATATGATGAGACCTTTCCAAGCTACCTATAATGTATGTATGAACCAATTATGGCAACTTCTTGAAAAAGAGATTGGTAATGTTGGGGTAATTAATGTTAGAAGAGTACCTAGGGTTAAAGGTGGAGATTCTAATGATGATATTGATATTTGGGAAATGGAAGCTAGAGAAAGAGGTATCATGTTTGATGATGATTCCCCAGAGAATACTAAAGCTCCTGTTACAAATCAATCTGTTGCAAGAAATGTAGATTTAACTCGTTCTAATGAGATGCAAACTAGATATAATTTAGCTGTACAATTAAAGAATGAGTGTTGGGAACTTATTGGTATGAGTAAACAAAGACTTGGTGCAGTTACTGCTAGTGAAAGTGCTACAGGTACTAATACAGCAATGCAACAATCTTATGTTCAAACAGAACCTTGGTTTATTGCACATGAATATTTATTAGGACAGTTTTATCAAGGTATAATTGATGCTTGTTTATATATTGCTTCAACAAAACCAGAATCAACTGTATCTTACATTAATTCAGAAGGACTTTCAAGTTTTGTATCTGTAAATCAATCTGATTTATCTTTTAGAGATTTAAAAGTATTCCCAACTAATAGACCAGAAGATGTGAAAATGTTGCAAGAACTTAGAGAACTTGCACAACCTCTTATGCAAAATGGTGGTTCTTTATATGATGTTATTGAATTGTATGGTAATAAATCTTTACGTTCACTTAAGAAAGTATTTAGAGATCTTAGAGATAGACTTGCTGAACAACAACAACAAGAACAAGACATCAAACGTCAAGAACTTGAACAACAACAAGCACAAGCACAAGCTCAAATTGAACAAGCATATCAACAACATAGAGAAATCATGGAAAACCAGAATATGCAAAATGAGCTTGATAGGCTTTCTGATAAAGAGATTGCTATCATTAAAGCAAGTGGGTTTGGACAAGTTCAAACTGAGGATGCTGACAAAGATGGTATACCTGATATTCTTGAACTATCTAAAATACAACAGGATAGAGATAAGATTACTAAAGACTATAATTCTAAGCTAACAGATATAGCTTCTAAGAATAAACAGTTTGATGGTAAAATGGCTATTGAAAGAGAAAAAATCAAAGTAGCAAGAGAAAATATGCGAAATGATTTAGAGATTGCTAAGACCAATGCTAAGAATAGAGGTACAAAAAAATAAAGGTATTATAATGCTATATTACCAAAAATATTTAATGATATATTAACTAATTACTTTGAAATTATTAAAATACAGAGTAGTTTTACACTAGAAATAAACCAATTTATATAACTACATTATGGCACAAGATGATAACAACCTTTCTATAGGTGACTTTAGTATTCAGGATACTATGGAATTGGGAGTAGGTAATACAGCATTACTTGAAGGATTATATGCTTCAGAAAGTGCTTCAGCCTCCCCAGAAGATATTTCACCAATTGTTAAGACAGTTGAAGAAGATTTTATTCCAGAAGAAAAAACAGCCCCTAAAGGTAAACAGGTATCTCACCCAGAAGCTCCTGAAGAAGAAAAAAGAAAAGATATAATTTCTAATTTCTTAGGATCAGAAGAAGTGGTAGTACCAGAAGCTGGAGAAAAGAATATTATTAAAGAAGTACAAGATGTTCCTGAACCAGAAACTTCAACAGTTACTCAGTATACTGCACTAGCAAATGATTTATTCAATCTAGGAGTATTTAGTAAAGATGAAGATGAAGAAGATGTTGAGATTAAATCTCCTGAAGAATTTTTAGAAAGATTTAATGCAGAAAAGAAAAAAGGAGCTATTGAAACTATAGATAATTTTATAGGTCAATTTGGTGAAGATTATAAAGCCGCTTTTGATGCCATATATGTAAAGGGAGTTAATCCAAAAGATTACTTCTCTGTATATAACACATTAGTTGATTTTGCTGAATTAGATATTTCTAATGAAGACAATCAAGTAAAAGTTATGAAACAAGCACTTACAGATCAAGGGTTTGACCCAGAAGATGTAGATGCAGAAATTGAAAGATTGAGAAATTATGGTGATTTAGAGATAGCAGCTACCAGACATCATAAAGTATTGGTTAAAAAAGATGCTAACAGATTGCAAGAAATGGAAGCTAAGGCTCAAGAAGGTTTGCAAAGAAAAGCAGCCATAAAAAACCAATACATTCAAAATGTTCAAAGTGTCATAACAGACAAATTAAAGAATAAAGAATTTGATGGTTTACCATTAAATCCAAAAATAGCAGCTGAACTACAAGACTTCTTATTAGTTGATAAGTGGAAAACGCCAACTGGAGAAACGCTTACAGATTTTGATAGAGCAATCTTAGATCTTAAGAATCCAGAAAAACACGCAACCAAGGTTAAGCTTGCATTGCTAATGAAAATTTTAGAAAAAGATCCAACCTTATCAACGATACAGAAAACAGGTGTCACTAAAAAAACTGACCAATTGTTTTCAGAAGTTGCTAGACAGGCTTCTAAACAAGGAGGTAATGCTCCTACAAATTCACAAGCATTTAATGCTGAAAGTTGGTTTAAAAAATAATTAATAATCTAAAGTTAAATAAAAATGGCAATTCAAACTATTCCTGGCTTAACTGGCTTTACCTACGCAAGGGTCGCTTCAATGGACAAACGTGCAGTAGGAAAATTGACAGATAGCAATCACTTAGAGTCTTTTCACTCTACAGAACCAGCTGACTATGATAAGAAAATCATCAGCTTGTATACTCAGAGCTCATTATATTCTAATGACTTCTTAGACATGATCAACAAGAGCACTCCTTATTACATTGATAATAATAGTGATTCTTGGAAATGGGACATCAATGTTCCTTACAAATTCCCAAAAATTATTGAAGTCCCTACTTCTACTGCAGAATTAATTAAACCAGGTATTGATGGTCAAGAGTTTTCTCTTGTTCTGGATAGAAATGAGTTTTCTAAAAATGCTATCATTGCTGTAGGAACACGTCAATATGGTCCTCGCTTCTACGTTATTAAAGATCCTATGCCTTGGGGTGTTGGTTTCCTTTACACTTTCACACTTGTTTCTGATAATCCAATGGTTGACTTTGTCACTAGTACATACCTACAAGTAGGAGTAGAATGTGAGTTAGTTGATGCTGCTATTGGTGAGTTTGATCAAGACTTGTTAGGTTTACCTAGCTTGGGTGAAAAAATCACAATGTTTGAATCTTTAGGTTCTGCATATGGTTTTGAGCATACAGTTTCCAAATGGGCTGATGAAAAAATGTTACGTGATGCTTCAGGAAGACCTTTGGATATTCTTGTATATGCTAGACAACAAAACAATGAATTACCATTAACTCGTAATGATGTTAAGTGGGAGCCATTTATTGAGTTCTGGATGCGTAAAAGTATGTTGGAATTGAAAGTTAAAAAAATGATCTGGGGTAAACCAGGTACAGTTAAAACTAACGGTTCTAAACAAGAAGTTAAACGTACTTCTGCTGGTGTATACCACAGAATGAGAAACAACGGTAACTTAGTACAGTACAATAGAGGTGAGTTTAGTGCAAACTTAGTTCGTTCTGTATTTGGTGATTTATTCTACAGAAGAGTAGATGTTAAAGACCGTAGAGTTAAAATGTATACTAATGAAGCTGGATTCGATGTATTCCAACAAGCTTTGAAAAATGATGCATTAAACTCTGGTTTAACTTTCGTAGCAGATTCTGGAAACAGATTTATGCAAGGTGAAGGTCAGCATATCACATATAACTTTGCTTTTGATAGTATGATTACACGTGAAACTGGTCGTGTTGAGTTAATTCACTTGAAAGAGTTAGATTTACCTCAAACTAACTTAGAGTATGGACAAAACAAGAAATCTACTCCAGTATTTATGGTGTTCGATGTTTCTCCAATGTCTGATGGTTCTATGATTAACAACATTCGTGAAGTGAGAATGAAAGGTGCTCCTTCAATGACTTGGGGTTATATCGATGGTCGTGCTCATCACTTAGGTTTTGCTAAATCTCAAGGTATGCAATCGGCTAATAAATTCCCAGGGTATACCTTGTGGATGGAAGACAGATGTGATGTCTTTGTTGAAGATTTATCAAGAACTGTGTTGATCGAAGAGATTCCACAATTCTAAAAAATAGCTTAGAGAAATCTAAGCAAAAGAGTGCAGGTAAGCTGTGGCCCTTCAATGGGCACACTCTTCTAAATTAAACCAATTTAATCAACTACATTATGGGTAAGATAGGAAAAATCTCTACTATTAAGAAAGAGTTTAACAGTTCTCAATTGCAAACTATGCAAAGTGAGTTAGCTAAGAAAGGTATGACAAGGATTCCTGGAACAGGAGTTTTTAAATATCCTTATAAAGAGGTAGATGGTAAGTATAGAACAGGATTAGATCCAGATGCTGCTTACATCAAAAGAATTGCAGATCCTCTAGAAAAAGATTTAGAAATCGAAAGAGTTACTAAATTAAAAGAAAAACTAGAGAACGCTTTAGGTGGTTTAGACTTAGGTCCAAGAGCTCCTTTCTGGAATTATGGTTTATCACGTTCTTCTTCAGACGAATTACATGTACAACCAGTGAAGCTAATAGATGGTGATAACATTTACGATCTTAATGCTACTTTTCAAGAACTGGCTTTTTCATGGTTAAGAGTACATCCTTCAATTGCATCAAGCTATCAAGCTTGGGAAAGAGGTGAATTTCCTGCTGACACACAATTTTATGTTGTGGATGAAGATGTTGAAAGTGCTATCGTTCATAGAAAAAAACAACTTGTAAACAAAGCTATAGGTAAGTTTGAAAATATGTCTCCTGAGAAAAGAAAAAAAGTTGCAAGACTTTTAGGGCTTCCAGTGAGTGAGAACACTAAGGAAGAGATTGTGTACAATCTAATAGATACTGTATTAAAACAAACAGAATTTAAAACTGGTTTATTCCAAGGTAAAAGTCCTGTAGAAGTATTTAATAGATTTGCAGATATGCAAGAAAACTTACTCCATATTAAAGATTTGGTTAAACAAGCTATTGGACATTCTATTTATAGAGTTAGAAATAGTGGAAGAATTTATGAAGGCGAGTATGAAGTTGCAGTAGATGAAGATGCATTAGTTAAATACTTAATTAGTGAAGAACATCAAGATGACTTACTCGTTTTAGAAGAAAAGCTTAAAACTAAAAAATTTGCTTCTGTTTAAAAATTTAAAGTGAATAAACAATGATACCTGTAGATAGTTTATTATATAAGATTGACCAACGATTGAATAAGCTATCAACAAATGAACATCAGCAAATTCAATTAGAAGATAAGATTTTAGCTTTGAATGAAGCTCAAATCAAGTTAATTAAGCAAAAGGTTGATGGTTTTAGTTCTTTGAGTGGTATGGGGCTTGATGCTTTTAAGAAAAGATATGAAGATTTACAAATGCTAATCATAAGCTATGTAGATGGTGAATTAGATTTAACTTTAAAAGATCCAGTCATAAATCAATATGGTGCAGACATACATGCTTTAGACCCTAAATATATGTTTTATATAGATGCATATATTTTAGCAGACAAAGGTGTATGTAAGGACAGAAAGATATGGATTAATAAAGATCTTGCTAAACATGGTGATCTCTCATTGTTATTAAATAATGAGCATTATAAGCCAAGTTTTGAATATCAAGAAACTTTTAATTTTCTTTCTTCAGATGAGATGAGTATTTTTTCAGATGGTACATTTACTCCTAAAAAAATATTTGTATCATATATGAGATACCCACAATATATTGACAAAGCAGGTTATATTAAATTTGATGGAACACCATCAATAGATGTAAACTGTGAACTAGAAGTATACTTAGAAGATGAATTATTAGATTTAACAGTTCAAAATCTAGCAATGTATACAGGAAACCAACAAGCTGTGCAATCCTCACAAATGAGGATACAAACAAATGAGTAATAATAATTAATATTTATAACAATGGCTGATTTTTCATTAACTACGCTTTTTGTAGTACCAGTAGGGCAAACAACACTCCCTAGCTCTGGATCTACACAAGATTTGACAGCAGGACAAGTAGGTTTATTCAGAAATGATTATACCTTAGCTACTGCAGGCAATATCGCAGCTGCTCCATATTTTTATGTAGCACAAGGAAGAAGTAACACCTATTTACAAGGCTCTAAAAGATCTGATAAGATTAAAGGATGTCCTAGTGGTGCAGGGTGTAACTCAAATGTTACTGAGTGGTATAAAGTAACAGGATGTGCAACTCCTGTAAACCAAATCACTGATGTAACAGACTTTAATGTAAAATGTGGAGATGTAGTAACTTTAACGTTACGTGCTTTCTCATCTTATATTAACACGTTGTATTTCAATGGATTTACACGTTCAGTAACTGTTCAAGCACCTTGTTGTGATTGTGGAGCTGATCCATGTGAAACAACTGATGTAAGTGCTTTGATTGATCAATTGATTGAGAAATTAACTCAAGCTGCTCCTGGGACTAATCCAGACAACATTAGCTTTAACACATTCTACACATTTACAAATGTTGGTGGAACTACGTTAAGAATTGAAGGAAAACCATTAACCAAATATGGTGTACCTTGTGATGTTGCTGCTTTCCCTTATGAATATGACAGAATGTGGTTTAGAACCTTTGTTATCAATGGTCCAGCTACTACTGCAGATTTCATTGTGGATGATGCTTGTGATGTTGTAGCTGTAGCTACTGACATTCAAAAATCTAACTATGCTAAAGGTACTTCAGAAGAAATTGCTCAATTAGAGAAAAACTTCTATAGCTATCAAGCTGGTTACTTGAAACATTTATTCAGAATGGCTGGTTTCAACCAGAATTTTGAAAGTTTAGTAGCTGATGGTCAGGTTTATGACCTATACTACATCAAGTTCAATGAAATCAACAAAGCAGCTTATAATTTTGGGGATTATGTTCCACAAGATTCTACTGTTGTAATTGCAACAATTTCTGGGGGTGCTTTTGCTACTGCTTTAGAAACTGTACTTGAGGCAGGTTTAGGAACTGTTGTTGATGATTCTGGGGTTTGTGTTACTACAACTTCAACTACTACTGTAGCACCAACAACTACCACTACTACTACTACATAGTAGATAAGGTCTTTAATATAAAGAGGGGAAGGAAAGCTAGCTTTCTCTTCCTCTTTTTTTTAAAATAAACTTAAAATGGCTGTATTAAACTTAAATATACTTGTTATTCCTACCTATAATGTAGATACTATGATGGTTGTGGATGCTTCTACATATCCTACAGATCCTCCTGCAGTTATTTCTCCAACTATTGAAGTTACTCCTCCAGGGTTTGAAACAGCAGTATTGCCTTTTAGTATTGATGATTATAATATTTTCACCACTTCTAATCTTGGTATTACAGAAGAAGGAGTTAATCAAGCATTACCTGATGGTATTTATCATATAAAATATTCTATTGCTCCAGCATTTACAAACTTTGTTGAAAAATCTATAATGAGAGTAGATAAGCTTCAAGAAAGATTTGATGAAGCATTTATGAAGTTAGATATGATGGAATGTGACCAAGCAATTAAAACTCAAGAAAAAGTAAATTTATCTACTATTTATTTCTTTATTCAAGGAGCTATTGCTGCTGCTAATAATTGTAGCACTGTAAATGCTATGGAGTTATATAATAAAGCTTCTAAAATGCTTACTAGTTTTATGAAGCAAGATTGTGGATGTTTTGGTACTAATTATAAATAATCATTGTTATGGGCTGTCAATCAACAAGTTGTAAAAAATGTGGGGCTTCATATCCTGCTTGTCAATTAAGAAATGGGCTTTGTAGTATATGCAGAGCTATAAAATCTTTGTTATGCTAACACCTAGACTTACTAATTGTAAAGAATGTGCTGACATTAGTTCACTAATTGCAGAAATAGATTGTAAGTTAGCTGAATTGAGTGTAAATTTGTACAACAATATTGTATTTATCTTGAATAAGAAAATAAATCAAGAAGCTATTTCAGATTTACTACTATATAAAAGAATACTACAGTACAAGTATTGTAATCCTAACTATGCTGGAGAGTACACTGTAAATATGATTCAAAGTAGAATTAAAATTTTAAAATATAAATAAAATGGGATGTAAAAATTGTTTTAATGGATGTGCTGATATTATATCAGATAAGTGTATGAAATACACAGGTATAGATATTCCAGCTTTAGGCATTGAAAATGGGGATACTTTGGCAGCTGTTGAAAGTGCTATTTTTACTTTCCTAGTTCCTGTATTAACTGGTACTGGTGTAAAGCCTAATATTGATAAAGATATTATTTGTGAAGTAATTAATCAATACTTACCTGTTTGTACTGAATGTACAGGATTTACTTTGAATGAAGTATTAACAGCAATAATTAGAGCTGTTTGTAACTTACAGAATCAAATTGATGTAACAAATGAAGCTATAGATGTTATAGAAGCATCTTATACTATTGGATGTTTAACAGGGGTAAGTTCTACTTCTGGTACACATAATATATTACAAGCTGTAATTACAAAATTATGTTCTTTAGATAGTACATTAAGTGCTTTGATTGTTTCTTTACCAACTACATATGTTAGTATTGCCAACATAAATACTTATATCAAAGATTATTTAGCTTCTTCAGGAGCAACTACTCTTGTATCAAGTAAAATGGTTCCACATACAGCAATGGAGTATTATGGTCCTTTAACACAATTTGATGTTACAGGAGCAGGTACAGGGGATTGGGAAAAAATTTATTTATGTAATGGAAATAATGGTACTCCTGATAAAAGAGGTAGAGTTGCTGTAGGTACGACTTCTGGAATGGGTGGTGGAGTATTAAGTCCTGTTGTAGACCCTGGAGTAATAGGTAACCCTGCTTATTCATTAGGTACAACTGCAGGAAGTAATTTGGTAGTTCTTAACCAAGGACAACTTCCAAGCCATACTCATACTGCTGTAGTATCAGACCCTGGGCATTTTCATACATTTGATAATTACAATATAATTAATGGGGTAACAACAACCCCAGTTATTGGAAATAGTAATACAATTGCTCCTGCTAATACTAATCCAGCTACAACTGGTATTACAGTAACTAATTCTCCTACAGGAGGAGGAGCTGGGCATGCTAATATTCAACCAGTAATTGCTTGTCATTACATTATTTATATACCATAAATTATAACTTATGTGGCCATTAATCCCAAAGAAATGTAATTGTGAAAATACTGGTACTAACACTAGTGAAAATGCTATTTGTAATCATTGTGGCTTAACCACTAATGACTTAGTATATACTGGTGCTAATACAGAGTGTACACAGGTAAACACTGGTGATACAGTATCTGTTGCTTTTCAGAAGATAGATTATTTTATTTGTGGTGGGGGATTAGCTCAACAAATATTAAACCAATTACAAAATAATATTGAAGAGTATCCTGATTTTATAACTCTTGTTAATGGTGTAGTTAGTTGTGATGTTATCAATGCTTGTGGAGAACCTCCTACAACTACAACTACCACAACTACAGTAATATACAATTGTGATATGACTGGGGAAGCAACATTAATAGGATGTGATTTATGGCAATACAAGGCAGACTTATATCGTTGTGAAGACTGTGTTAGTATAACTTCAGGCATAGTTGTAATTAGTGATGAAGAACTTATTATAGGAAACTGGTATTTATTTTATCCTGGTGCTAAAATTTTTATAACTAGTTTTGAAACTTGTGCAACTGAAGGATCAACAGTAAATGTTATTGCTAGTTCTTCTAGTGATAACTGCTTAGATATAATTTGTCCTACAACTACAACAACAACAACAATTTAAAAAATAATAAAATGGCTCTTTGTAACGAAACACCATGTAACTGTAATCCTGAAACTGATCCTTGTGGATGCAAAACATCTTCAGATGAGGTAGTATATACAGGTCCAACATTACCTTGTACTGGTATAGAAAACTGTACTCCAGTAACAGAGGTAATTTCTACTATTAGTGAGTACTTATGTAGTTCAGAACTTATACAGGTTTTATTGAATACTATTATAAATAATGAAACTTTACTAGCTCAGTTTACTACTATTATAAACAATAATATAGAATGTCAAACTATTTGGGATTGTGCTACTACAACAACTACAACCACTGAAGCTCCTCCTGCTTGTTATATTTATGATTTACAAGGAGATAATGCTGGTACTAGAGTATGGACAGCCAGAGAGTGTGGTACTAAAAATATAATAGGAGGAGCTATATCAATAGGGGCCACTATTACTACTCCTTGTATTATTGCTTCTACATTAACTATGTATAATGTAGGTATTAAAGATCAAACTAATTGTAGTTAATTATGACAGTAGAAATAATTTTAACAACAGCAGGGAGTGATTTAGGCCCTTTTGATTTATACTCAGATGTAGATGGGTATACTACTGCTTTTGAATCTGGTATAAGTAAAGCAACACTAGAAGCTGGGTATACTTCCAATCTTGTTCCTACAGGTACTACTATCATTAGAGTTATGTCTGTTGGTGAGTTTTGTGATAACTATATTGATCTTGCTGTAACTACAACTACTACCACTAGTACCAGTACCAGTACCAGTACTACGACTAGTACTACTAGTACAACTACAAGTACAAGTAGCACAACTACTACAACTACCACAATTAACCCTTTCTTTGAAGTATATCAATTAATAAGATGTGTTACTTGTGTTGATCAACCTGCTGTAGCATATGCTTTAATACCTACTGGTAGTTTTAGTATAGGGGATGTACTTGTAACAAGTGAAGGTTTCTGTTGGTCATTAGCAGGAACTGCTATAAATACTCCTACAGTAGTTGCTCTATGGGCACCAGGTTCTATAATAGATTGTACAACTTGTGCAAATAGTATGCCACCTAGAGGATGCCCTGATACAGATTCTTGTAATGAGTATCAATTTGATAATGGTGAAATAGGTACAACTCCTGAGATAAGTTACATTGATTGTGATGGTAATCCTCAAACACATATTGCTACCTTTGGGACATCTTTTGTGTGTGGTAGAAAAATAACATCAATTGATCCTTATGATAGTATTGTGTACATATATAATAATGGGACAGCAGGATGTCTTTAAAATAGAATAAAATGACAGCATTAATAACATTAACAGTAGCAGGAACAGATAGTGGCCCATTTAATCTTTATTCAGATTTAGATGGGTATATCTCTGCCTTTGAAACAGCTGTTGATAAAGGTGATTTATTAGCAGGGTATTTATCAGTATTAGTGCCTGATGGTACAAATACTGTTAGAGTTATGTCAGTAGGGCTTTATTGTAATACATATGTTGATATAGTATTAGAGGCTTTAACCACAACAAGTACTACTACTGTAGCCTTAACAACAACAACTACAACAACAGCTGGTATAACAACCACAACAACAACAACTTTTGCTTAGTATTTAAAAAGTCTTGTTTTATTGGTTTACAAGATTTCTCCCTAAGATAACTCTTGGGGAGTTTTATTTTATAACTATTTTTGTTATAAATAGTAGTATTCAAAACTATTTTTATTATATTAATATAAAAGTATTTTTTTACCTTTACGATATTTTTTAATTCACAGATTATGAAAACAATGCGAAAAATGGTATCAGATGTTAGGTCGATGCACAAGTTGCTATCAACTGACAGTTTGATTACTGATAGAGCAATAGCATCTGATATTAGAAATAATTCTCTTTTATTAATAAAAAGAGAAACTAATTTAAGAAAACTTTGGGCTTCAGATAGTTTATTCACTACTATTCCTTGTTTAGAAATGTGTGAAGTATCTATATCAGAGTGTTGTAATTATGTTGATGATTGTACTATAGCAAGAAGTAAACATCCTTTACCAAGAATATCAGAAGGTAATTATCAATATGTAATACAAGG